AAACTTTATTTCCTGTAGCAAGTGTAATTCCATCTAATGTGTCACCATTTTGTAAATCACTTGATAGTGTAATATTTCCTGTAGTTGATGCTCTTGTAATAATTCTTGTTTTTAATCCTGTAACTAAATTATCTACATAATTTTTTGTTGCAACATCTGAACTAGCAGATGGAGAACCAAGTCCTGTAATCGTACCACCTGATATTGCTACACTATTCGCAGCTTGTGTTGATATAGTTCCAAGTCCAAGTGATGATCTTGCAGTTGAACCATTTTCTGCTACCCAAGTTGATCCACTTCCAACAATAAAATTACCATCTGAATTTGATAAGCCACCAATAGTATTTAAATTAGCATTTTCTGCACCTTTAGCATCTATTTGAGCTTGAATATTTGAAGTAACACCATTTAGATGACCAAACTCTGTATTAGAAATTGTGCCATCATGAATTTTTGTAGCATCTATCGCAGCAGAAGAATTTACGTCTGCATTAACAATTGCACCATCTGTTATTTTAGCAGAAGTAATTTGTGAGTCTGCAATCTTAGCAGTTGTGATTTGTGAATCTGCTATGTGCTGTGTATCAATACTGCCATCAACATAATGCTCTGAATTTATTGAGTCGTCAGCTATTTTTGATCCATTAACTGAATCTGCTCCTAACTTAGCAAGGGTAACATTACCATCTGTAATTTTAGCTGTCGTAATTTGAGAGTCAGCTATGTGTTGTGTGTCAATTGAAGCATCTACATAGTGTTCAGAGTTTATACTATCATCTGCAATTTTACTTCCATTTACAGAGTCAGCACTAAGTTTAGCATTAGTTACAGAACCATCTGCAAGAGTTGCTGTTACAACAATACCCTCTGGGATAGATGAATTTGTTTTCGATAAAGCACCAACATAAACATTTGTAATAGCTTCATTGGATAATGAGCCACTATCCCAAGTAACATTTATTGTAGTGTTTGTAGAAAATGATGAACTAGCAATCGTACCATAAATTGTTCCAGGGGTACTAGCTGTTAATTTAATTCTTCTCCCTGCATGATAAATAGAAGTTACATCTACGCCATTGATTGTAAAAGATGTGCCTGAAGCATAAGCCGCAGTATAAGCACCACTACCATCACCATATTCAATCCACTGTGCATCATTGAACCAATCTCTAGTATTCTTCATCAATGACCGAATTGCATTATTTAAATTACTAGGAAGCATCCCCTCATCAACATCAATCCCATTTAATGAAGTGTTGTTTGCTTGTGTAGTTGAATAATTTTTAATGTTTGTTGTCATAATTTCTCCTAATTCATAAACCAACTAAAAGCCTTATCGCTTTCTGTGTTGTTTTTATTTATTAATGTATTTACAGCTTCTTCTACTTGTCTTTGAAAAAACTCTTGCGTCTCAATAGAATATCTTATGTTGTCTATATCTATCTTATCACTCATTATCTTGTGCCACCCTCACTAGCAGTAAGATCAATGCCTTGTGCATTTGTCCAAAGAGACTCTGCTGGTATTTTTATATTTGCTCTAAAATATCTTCCACTTTGTCTTACAGGGTTTATTCCTGTGTCATTCATAGAACTAGATGAAGATGTAACTACATTGTCGGCTAATCTATCTCTAGTCTTTATAGTTACGTTAGCAACGGTATCTACTAAAGGTCTAATACTTGTGATGTTTGCTCTTAGACCAGGAAATAATTCTTGTTCTTTTGTTTCTAACTCAGCTTCTAAAGTCTTTCCATTAAAATTTTCATCAATTGCACCTAAATATAAATGCCCTGTGGTCCAGTAAGCTGTGTCTAGTGAAATATTAATATCTTCTAAGTTCTCACTTATAATATCCATTAACTCAACTGTGTTAGCTACTACGAATTGTTTAAAGATTTGTGATGCTTTAACTTTAGCAATACTCCACTTTTGAGTTACATAATTATAAATTAATAATTTATCACAAATCCCTGTAGTGTTTGGATTATCTTTTGATGGATATAACCAAATTGCTAAAGTATTAAATGGATCAACAGCGCTTGTAATTCTATCTGTATAAGCTTTGTTAAGATCACTTTCAAAAAATCTATTTACTTTCTCAGCTCCTATTGGCAACACTTGATCACCATTGATTTGAAAAAATCCATCTGATGCGTAAAAGAAAACTTGTCTGTTATCTTGGCAAACAGTTTGGCCATAAACAGCACCCCTGTTTGGAGAAATTACACTAAACCTGAAAACAACATTTCCACCAACAAAGTCCATACGAATAATTTGATCTTGCCTGAACACATATCCAACCTCACCACTTGTGATGGCCACAACTTGACCCCCTGAACCTGGTAAGTCTTGTTGATCACTTGAACTAACTCCACTTTCCCAAGTTGATATATCGTTTATACCACTCCATTGAACTCTATTTTTTGCGTTCTCAATATTACCTGTAACTAAAAAATCTCTAATAACCCCTGATATTTTAAATTTAACAGGGACAGTTCCACTTCCACTTGATGTAGCTAAACTTTGTAGTGTTGCAAAATTAGATGAAGTTCCCATTAAATAATACATTGGGGCATTAACTCCATTAGACGCAATTACATAATTTCCAAATTGGGTAAATGTAAAAAAATCTGTGTCTCCACCACTTATGGTTAAGCTTCCTTTTACACTTGTAAAAGTTCCACTTGTTAATTTATAAATATTGTCTTTAGTTCCAACAAAAGTAAATACTGTGTTTGTATTATCTCTAAAACTACCTGCGCCTTTTGCATTTTGTGTTACATTTGATGTTCCACTATAAGCAACTAAACCTTTTACAGGTTTGTACGAAGTCTGGGCATGATAAACATTAGTTGCCACAGTTGAGCCAGGGTTTAGATGGTCAGGTTGATCAGGAAGCCATTCTCCAAAAGGTATTTGCATTATAAAACCTAACTATTTGTTGTTACATAACTATTTTTAAAAGGTGATGCAATTGTATCTTCACCTCTCATTTGTAAAGGTGATCCACTAAATTGATCTTCTCTATCGTTTAACTCTAATCTTTCCATAGCTGTTTGATACATTTGCGACCATGTTTGAACTTGTTGAGGATTAATTCCACCTAAAAAATTCGCAGCATGAAAAAGTGATCCATATAAATAAATAGATGGATGTGATGTTAAAATATAATTTGTTGTAGTTGTATCCGATAACGCATCAAAGCTTTTATAATAATTTATATAAGCTGTGTAATTGCTATCAGGTTTTGGCATAAATCTAAATGTGTCTCCAAGAATAGTGTAAGATAAAGGAATCCCTGTTTGGGATGTTCCCTTTACTTGATCCATTTGAGGTGGAGTCATATATCTTAAAGGATATTTAGTAGAGCCACTTAAAATATAAATATCTCTTACTTGTAAAAAACCAGTTGGCAAAGCCTCTGTTTCACTATCAATTGTAAAACTTGTTTGTGCAATCATTTTTCTAACTCTTAACTTTGAGTTAAAATCAGCTTCTACAAGTTTTATAAAATCATCACTAATCTCCGATGTTAAATCACTTCTATTTAACCAATTAGCAATTGATGTTTTTAGAGAACTATAATTTGTTAATGCCATTAAAATCTTCCTGGTGCTGTTCTAAAATATCTATAATCAGAACTATTTAATTTTTCTTTTAAAATTTTTGTTTGAACATCTTTTGGTAAAGCAAACCAATTACCTTTGTTTTGATCACCATTATATTCTTTAGCCCAAATTTCTAAAATAATTGTAGGTATAGATGCTATTCTTTTTAAACCTTTATCAGGTGAGTAACCATCGTTTTGAGTATATAACTTTTTATTGTGTTCTAAAATTGGCTTATGATCAATTTTTCTTTCTTGAACAACACCCTTATCAGTACCATAAAAAGTCTCTGTTACTAAACCATCTTTTTCAACAATTTTACTCATCGACCACCACCTTTATATCTAGTTTGTTTCTTTTGTCTTTTCTCCGATTTCGATTGAGATTTTTTGTGCTTTCCTAATTTAGGAGGCTTATCTCTAGGAGTGAAACTAACAAACTTTTGCTTAGCCACTTAATTCAGTTACATAAAGATCAACTGAGCCAATTACAGCAACTTTTTCACCTGGTCTAATTTTAATAATTTCAATATCTTTAGCTGGTAAAAACATTCCACTAGCAGTAGCTGTTGGTGATCCACCAAATGCTACATGACAATCAGCACTTGCTACAATTCTAATAAATTGTGTATGCGCTAACATCCCATCAGTTGTTGCAGCGCTTGAGCCACTTGATGTTACTTTTTGTGTTTTGATTGGAAACAATCCATAATTATATGACATTAATATTTTCCTTTTTTACTTTTTACTTTTTTGCCTTTTTTCTTTGCAAAGGCTTTAGCTTTTTTCATTCCACTTTTTGTGTATGAAAACTTTTTTTTTCC